TGCATATATATATACTTTTTTTTCCATCATATTTGTTTAGCAGAACCAATCCCTAATTGTTTAATTTCATTAGCATATCTTGTTTCGTATTCTTTTTTGACAAGATTAGTAATCTGTTGACCAACTTTACGATCCTCATCCATAGCTATTTTTTTTAATCTTTGATAAGTAATAATGTCTACACTTACACTTTTCCACTTTTCATTTGATGCCATCTGTTGTAACCTTTCTAAGATATGATTAAAAAAAATATACACTATCCCACACGATATGGGAAGTATAATAAATATAACGCTAAAAAAACAGAGTTTATGGGATTTAAATTTGACTCCAAGTGGGAGGCAGAGCGTTATGGTCAACTTGCATCTATGTCATTAGCTGGTGTCATTAAAGATTTAGAACGCCAAGTTAAATATGAAATAGTAGTTAACGATTATAAAATATGTCGTTACGTTGCAGATTTTGTTTATACTTTGGTACACGAAAATGGCACAGAAGAAAAAATTGTTGAAGACGCAAAAGGTGTGCAAACTACTGATTTCAAACTAAAAATGAAATTAATGAAAGCTGTTTTTAACATAGATATAAAAATTTCTAAAAAAAATGGTTGACATTATTATGGGATAATCCCATATTAGAATTTCTAGTCTAACAAATAACGAGGTAAATGAAATGGCAAATACTGCTAATCCTATGAATTTTATTGATATTTCTGATGCACAATCTTTGTCGCAAAGGAAAGAATATTTAACTAAACAGTTTGAAGAAGCAAAACAAAATCTTGATGATTTTAATAAATCTCTTGAAGAAATTTATTTAGAAAGAGCTAAGAAATCTCTTTTTGATGATGGTAAAGATTTTGGAACTGCTAACTTTAAAGATGGTAATGTAGACGTAAAGGTAGAAGTAAGAAAGAAAACTTCTTGGGATCAAGAGGGTCTTCTAAATTACCTTAATACATTAACACCAGACCTTGCCAAGCACTATGCAAAAGTTTCTGTAACTGTTCCAGAAGCAAGGTTTATCAATGCAACACCAGACGTACAGGAACAACTAAGAAATTTTAGAACTGTAAGTAATGGTGGTATTAAAATTACTTTTGGAGGAAGTGAATAATGGCATTAAATATTATTTCGGCAGAAGACCGATTAAAAGAAAAAAGGGGTCACAAGATTGTTGTTGTTGGCCCTAGTGGTGTGGGTAAGACTACTCTTGCTCGTACTCTCGACTCTGAGAGAACTTTGTTTATGGATTTGGAAGCAGGTGACTCTGCAATCAGTGGGTGGCCTATTGATGTTATCCGTCCTAAAACTTGGGAAGAGTGTCGAGGTTTTGCTTGTTTCTTAGGTGGGCCAAATCCATCTGTTAATGAAGATCAAGCATACTCACAAGCAAACTATGATGCAGTTTGTCAAGTCTATGGAAATCCACACGAATTGTTATCTAAGTATGATACTATCTTTATTGACAGTATTACAGTAGCAGGTCGTTTGTGTTTTCAATGGTGTCAAAGTCAACCTGATTGTAAAACATCAAATGGTCGATTAGACACAAGAGCTGCTTATGGTATGCAAGGCAGAGAGATGATGGGTTGGTTAACACATCTACAACATATCAGAGATAAGAATGTCGTGTTTGTTGGCATCTTAGATAGTCGTGTAGATGAGTATGGTCGTCCATTACACGAACTCCAAATTGAGGGTTCAAAGACAGGTAGGGAACTTCCTGGTATTGTTGATGAGGTAATTACTATGGCTATTATGCAAGGTGATGAAAAGACACCACCTTATAGAGCTTTTGTATGTCAAACTCTAAACGAATGGAATTATCCTGCTAAAGACCGATCTGGTAAATTAGAATTACTAGAGGAACCACATTTAGGTAAGTTACTTGACAAAATTAATGGTAATAGTAACGATCCTAAGAATACTTTAAATTTTAATCTAGCTAAAAACAATGGAGGTGATAATGCTTGATTTCAATCAAATTGAATCCGATACTAAAACAGGTGATTTTGAATTAATCCCTGACAAAACAATCGCTTATGCAGTTATGGAACTGCAAGGTGGTGATACCGAAATTTCAGAGTTTGGAAGAGGTACTTTCTTTTTAAAAAGCCAAAGCAGTAAAGCTAAATGGCTGCCATTAGAGTTTACTATTATTGGTGGTAATTATGATGGTCGTAAAGTTTGGCACAGACTATTTGTTGATGGTGACAAACTTAATGAAAAGAATGTCCCTGTTGCAAAGGATATTGGTCTTAAACTGATGAGAGGTATTATTGAGAGTGCTAGAGGTATTGACTCTAATGATATGTCACCTGAAGCTCAAGAGAAGAGAAAGATCAATGGTATTGATGATCTTAGGGGTATGCAGTTATGCATTAAGATTGGTATCGAAAAAGGTACAAATGGATATGCAGATAAGAATAGATTAATTGCACCATTAACTGTAGGTCAAAATGGTTACATTGGCCCTAATCAATCACAACCAACTACTGCGGCAACTAATGTTAGCACACCTGTTGCACCTCAATCAGATAATACTGTTCCTGATTGGGCGAAGTAGTCACACACAATTTCTAGCCTCAACACCACCCTCGTGTGTGCTAGACTATGTTTGGGGAGTACATAGGAGGCAAAACTCCCCACCATTATAGGAGGGAATAATGATGGATGATATCTTATTTGCAAATCAAGTATTAGCTGGATTATCAAATCCAGACAGAGGTATCTATTATTTTTGTAGTAATAAAAAAGCTGGTAAAAGAGATACAAATAAAAATGCCATTATGGCATCAAGAAGAGCTAGAAGAGAATTAGTTGATGCTCAAAAGTTTTTTATTGATAACAAACTGTTAGAAGTAGCAACAAATTTATCTTATGAAAGTCCAACTAAATTAGTAGAATTAGCTAAAAGAGCAATACCACCATTTAATAATATGTGGATTGAATGGGATGAAAAATCAAGATTAAATATTTGTGATTATAAATTAAATGATAGTCTTAGATCAACCTATAATAGTTTAGAAAAAAAATATGAAGGTTTAGAAAAGGTTGGT